GGACCATCATACCAGCGGGCACCAACGCCCACAGGGTTGACATATGAGCCCAAATCAAGGCCCCCATCACCACAACGAGGAAATACGCCCACGCCCCCATCCCAACCAAGCAGCACGATGATGGTGGCAGATCAGGGCACCAAGCAGGCTGGTGGCGACGATAAGCCCACAGCGACCAAGGAGGAGACCAGGAAACCAACCAAGCGCGGAGCCAGCATTAGCGCAAGGATACCCCCACCCAAGAAAGGCGGGCAGTCCGATGACGAAAGCACACCGATACCCAAACCAGAACCCATAAAGGTGTTCTCAACTAGCGGCATTCCTGACGATGTGAAGGAGGCTATCAAGAAAGAGTTTGACAAAACCGACTTTGGTATGGGACCCAAAGCAGGAGATCCGACAGGGAATGGGCAAAACGACAACACAGCCGTGGCTGCCTACGCCTGCCGGAAGCTGTGCGACGAAGATCTAGGCACAGGCTCTCAGCACCCGGGGTGGTCCGACAAGTGGTTTGGTGGTGTCATTGGCTACTGGGCTAATAGTGATTGGGTGCAGCAACAGCTTATCAGACAAGAGGTATTGGACCAAAAACTCATGGTTAGCGAGTACCTCCTTGCAGAGTGCAAGTCAAGGATACTCCTGAGTCCACGCAACGCACTGAGTCCCATGAACACCAGAATGGCGCTAGTGCAAGCGGCAAAGCACATGGGACTAGACGCTATAACAACAAATAAGGTCATTGAGGGCACGTTGTTGGCAGCCATGAGTGTAGGCGATGATGAGAACATAGCCAGGAAATGGTTGGAATATTGCCCAAGGGTAAAAGAAACAGGAATGGGTTTTCTCTCAGGCCCTGGAGAGAAGAAGGGATCTGCTCCGGGGCGGATTACACAGTCGGGCATGTGGGCGAAGACTTTCGGGTATGGCCTACTACTGGGGTGTGCCGTCACAGCCGGTGGCTTGATCATCTGGTACAAGGTGAATGGTCCGAGCAATATAGAATCCACCGCGGTACGGACCATGTACACGTACACCACGGTTGCATTGCCAACGAGTTTACCAGTTTGCTCGGCCGCCACCTCGCGGGTCCCCTTACCGAGCCCTCCACTGAGTTTAAAGACTTCGCCAGTGACCATAGTGAGTGGATGGCTAAACAGCTTGGTCGACTCAGCGCTTGGTGTGTTCAGAAAGTAATAAATTCGAGGCCACAGCGCATGCGTAAGAGATATCAACACGCTTATCTCAATCCACCAGCATCAATAAAACTCGCTGCGCTAGTTCGAC